CCAGGCTTGCTTCCAGCCGGTGGAGGACGTCAGCGCCTTTCTGACCCGGGCCTGCACGGAAGTCTGCCGGGTCGCCGAGGCCAGCTACGAAAACCATGCCGTCCCCCTGGTGGAAGCGGCCCAGGCCGAAATCAACGTCCTGGAAAAGATGCACTACCTCGGGACACTTCCGGGCCTGGACCCCGGCTTCCGGGACCTGGCCAAGCTCTACCGCTGGAACCCGTCGGAACTCATCGTCCTGGCGGCCAGGCCGGGCATGGGCAAGACCACCCTGGCCGCCAACTTTATCCTGAAAGCCGCCCAGCAGGGCGTGCCCGGCGGCTTCTTTATCCTGGAAATGGGCAAGGAGGCTCTGTCCCGGCGTTTTTTGTCCATCATGGGGCGCGTCAACAGCGTGCGCCTGAACCTGGGCCGCATGGCCGCGGACGAGTGGCGCCGGCTCTACCATGCGCAGGAGGCATTTGAGAGCCTGCCCATCTGGATTGACGACACCCCGTCCCTGTCCATATCCGACCTGCGGGCCAGGGCCAGGCGCAAGCACGCCGAAGGGCGGCTGGGCTTCCTGGTGGTGGACTACCTGCAGTTGACCAAGCCGGTCAACCGCGGCCGCAGCCGGGAGGAGGAGGTGGCGGAAGTCAGCCGGGGCCTCAAGGCCCTGGCCAAGGAGCTGAAAATCCCGGTGCTGGCCGTGGCTTCCCTGAACCGGGAACTGGAAAAGCGCCCCAAGAAGCGGCCCATCCTGAGCGATCTGAGGGAATCCGGCGCCATTGAGTTTGACGCCGACGCGATCCTGTTCCTCTACCGGGATGAGGTTTACCGCCCGGACACGCCGGACAAGGGCGTGGCGGAGCTGGAACTGGCCAAGCACCGCAACGGCCCCACCGGCATGGTGAAGCTGGCCTACCAGGAGAGCTGCTACCGCTTTGAGGACCTGGCCCTGGATCATTCGGGGCTGCCATTTTGAGGAGACGAGCATGAACGTCATTCTGAACCGATGGCAGGGCGGCGCTCTGGCATACCCCAGATGCACCTGTTGGTCATGTGGCCAGCCGGCTTCCGTGGTGGAGTTTCCGCACTACCCGGACGGCGGCCTGCTGGCCCGGATATGCGGCACCTGCCTGTGCGAGGCCAGGGACTCCCTGGGGGCGGCGCTCCTGCCGCGCCTTGGGGAATGGGAGCCTGAAATGGGGACGCATAGCCCGGAGGCGCCCCGCAGGCTATCTGCCCCGCATCGCTCACGGCTCCGCCGCGCCTGGGACTGGATCACCGGGGGCTAACCATGACCCGCAAGCGCACCCCGGAGACGGCGCTGAAGCGGGCGGCCACACAGCTGGTCAGGCTGCACGGCGGGTTCCACCTGCCCATTCCGGGCGGGGCTTACGGGGTATCCGGCGCGCCTGACCGGATAGTTTTCTACCAGGGCCGCGCCTACGCGGTGGAGTTCAAGGCCCCGGGGCGCAAGCTCGGCCCGGCCCAGGAGAGGATCAAGGCGGCCATCGAAGCCGCCGGCTGCCCCTACCTGGTGGTCAGGAGCCTGGAAGACCTGGCCGCCGGGCTGGGGATCAGGCTACTGACGGGGTGAGGCAAGGCAAGACGGAGAACTTTAAAGAACGAAAGGGCAAGGTATGGAAAAAGTTGTGCGGGTATCGATTCAAGGCATTTCACCATTGTTGCAACATCGCTTTTCTGGCGGTGGAGAACTGCCCCCAGGAGCTAAGCATGTGGTCGGATCGCGCTCTTACGAAAACGAGTGGGAAGCCGCGCTCTACCGCATGGAAGACGGCACTATCTATCAGCCGGCGGACCACATCGAGCAGGCGCTGGTTAAGGCCTCGGGCAATTTCCAGATCACCGGCAAGGGTAAGAAAACTTACAAAGACCTGGTGAAGTCCGCGGTCATGATTGACCCCGTTTTCATCCCCCATGAAATCCAGAAGTTTGAAATCGACATCCGGGCCGTGCGCGTCCAGAAGGCCCGCATTGTGCGGCAGCGGCCCATCCTGCATAACTGGAGGCTGTCTTTCAATATCACCATCACCGAGCCTCAGCTTCCGGACAATGTCCTGAAAGACATCATGGACTTCGCCGGAAAGTATGTCGGCATCGGCGATTACCGGCCTAAGTTCGGCCGGTTCCATGTGGTGCGCTGGGAAGGTTGACGGGGCAAGGCTAGGCAAGGCGAGGCAGGGCGTGGCTTGGCGAGGCCGGGCAGGGCTTGGCATGGCGTGGATTACTAAGTGTGGGGTGAGCGGCGTGACCAACACCATGTTGACCGGGATGAAGCAGATTTGCGCTTTCGTGGGGCGCAACAAGCAGACCGTGGAGGATTGGATAAGAACCCGGGCCTTCCCGGCCAAAAAGGTCAACGGCATCTGGGGATCGGACACCGAAATGATCCAGGCATGGTGGCGGCGGCAACTGGCGGAAACAGAGAGGCGCGGCCGGGGCGAGACGGGGGAGGGCGGCGGCTAACCCGCGTCCCGGACCTCACGGCGCCCCAGGCCCTCGGCGATGAACGCGGTCACCAGGGCGTTCATGCTCACCTATAGTATTGCAGGGCAAGGAAATATTTCTTGATAAAAGGGGGCCAGATAGCACATCTCAAAAAACTTGTCAATACCCAATCTTAGCGGTTTTATAGCCGGTTTATAGCCGGTTTGTGGCTATATACGATTTCGCCCAAAAACCGGGGTTATCATGCAAAGTGATAACTCCGGTTTTTTTGTGTCCCGACTATGGCCAGAAACACCAAATACGAAGCCCTGAAAGAAATCGTGGCCGAGGCCCTGGCGCGGGGCAAGCCGGTTCAGCGAATTGCGGCCATGGTGGGGGTGGCTGAGGACTCAATCTACAGGTGGCTAAAGAAGCCGGAGATTAAGACACTCTTGGCCAAAAAAAGGGACGCCTACCGGGAAAAGCTGATTGGGGCCATAGAAGTTGACGCGTCCTGGCAGTCCAAGGCGTGGCTGGCCGAGCGGCTGTTCCGGGAAGAGTTCCCGCCGCCCACCCAGAAACAGGAGCACGCCGGCCCCGGCGGCGGGCCGGTGATCTTCAAGTGCGAGTTCGGACATGGGCAGGCCGAAGAAAACGGACGGGCCGAGTAACCGCAAGCCCCAGGAACTGGCGGGCCAGGGCACTGTGCGCCTCACCAAGGCGTTACGGCCCCCCAAGGCCGCGCCCTTGCCCCGGGAGCAGGTCCTGCACCTCTACACCCCGCACCCTGGCCAGGCGCCGCTACACGCCTCCGCCGCCCGCTTCCGCATCGCCACCTGCGGCCGGCGCTTCGGCAAGACCCTGGCCGCGGTGAACGAGTGCGCCAAGGCCGCCTGGGAGACCCCCGGCGCCATGACCTGGTGGGTGGCCCCGACTTACGACCTGACGCAAATTGGCTTTCGGCTCATGGCCAGGGCCTTCAAGGCGGCCCTCAAGCCCGACGGCGTGTCCAAGACCGAGCGGCGCATGGAGTGGGTGAACGGCTCCATCACCCTGTTTCGGAGCGCGGACAACTGGCAGAACCTGGTGGGCGAGGGCCTGGTGTTCCTGATCATCGACGAGGCGGCCCGGGTGGCCAAGGAGGCCTGGGAGGAGTCCTTGCGGCCCACTCTCACTGACCGCAAGGGCCGGGCGCTGATCATCGGCACCCCCAAGGGCAAGAACTGGTTTTACCACCTGTGGACCCGGGGCCAGGACCCGGAGCAGAGCGATTATGAGTCCTGGCAGTTGCCCACCTCGGCCAACCCCATCATTGATCCGGAGGAAATTGAGTTGGCCCGCCAGACGCTGCCAACGGACGTGTTTCGGCAGGAGTATGAGGCGGCCTTCCTGGAGCACAACGCCGGGGTGTTCAGAAACATTGACGGCTGCGTGCGGGCCTATGCCTGGCCTGAGCCGCCCAAGGACGCGGACCGCTATTTCGCCGGGCTGGACCTGGCCCGGCTGCAGGACTGGACGGTGCTCACCATCCTGAATCAGGCGGGCCGCCTGGTTTACTTCGACCGCTTTCAGAAGATGGACTGGGAGGCCCAGATAGCCCGCATCGTGGAGACGGTAAAGCGCTATCGGGCCAAGCTGCTGGTGGATTCCACCGGGGTGGGCGATCCCATCTTTGAGCGGCTGTATTACTCCGGGTTGAACGTCCAGCCCTTCCGGTTCGGCAACGAGAGCAAGCGCAACCTTATTGAGCAGTTGGCCCTGGGGGTGGAGCGGGCCGACCTGAGCTTCCC